AAACCAAAATGAACGTACAGCTAATCGCACATACGCAATTAAGCGACGAATTCAAACAGACTCTCGATTACAGAAAATACGATGAATCTGGCGAATATTTTACGAACACCTTAGACGATCTGCACCCAACCGACGGCCAGGCGGTCGCCCTAACTGCAATCAGAACGTGTTATAGCGCCAACAAACCGTCCGAAATCGTCGCAAAGGAAGGCGCCAAGTATTTCGGCTCCAAAGCGTCAGATGGCTGCGCAGGAACGGACGCCGACCGCCTATTCCGAATGATCGTACGTTCCGGCCACACGTCGACGCTTGAGCATATATCGTTCACCTTTGCGATTGAAGGCGTCAGCCGGGCGTTACTAGCGCAACTTACACGGCATCGCGTCGGTTTTAGTTTCAGCGTCCAGTCACAGCGGTATGTGCGGATGGGAAGCGATGATAAGATCGGCGGGTTCGATTACGTTGTCCCTACGACAGTAACCGAAGATAAAACTGCAGACATGTACGATTTTGTATACGGAGCACCGATGGAAGACCGCCCTTCACCGGAAATATTTGCGGAAGCTATGGCGATCGCTCAACAAACATACGACAAGCTCCGGGAAGCCGGCGTTCCAGCCGAAGATGCTCGCGCCGTCCTCCCGCAAGCAGCCGCAACCAATCTCGTAATGACTGCGAATCTGCGGTCGTTACTTGAATTCTATTCGAAACGTAAGCCGGGAAACGGAGCGCAAAAGGAGATCGCTGATCTAGCGGAAGCCCTTCGTCAGGAAGTCGTTAATGTAGAGCCGTGGACCGCGCAATTCTTCGAGGAGGTGTAAGCATCGGAATCCTAACGAATTTCACGCTAACAGCGCAGCTATTCTCCGGCCACTGTGCGGTAGATCAGCCGCCGGAACCGCCAAGGATAACGCCAGAGCAGGCCGCCATCCAATCGGCTGAATCGCGCAACAGAGAATTAACGAAAGAGATAACGAAAAAAGACGAGAAGATACAGGCGCTTGAGGACGAAATCGAGGCGTTGAAGAAAGCGAAGAATCCGACCGCCACTAAAACGTCAGCATGGCGGACTTTCACCGCGACAGCTTACACCGCATTCTGTTCGGAGGGCTGCACCGGCATCACCAAAACGGGAGTCGACGTCAGCCATTCGATCTACTACGAGGGAGCACGCGTCATAGCGGTCGATCCGTCTGTGATTGCGCTTGGCTCTACGGTTGAAGTCCGGCTCGCTGACGGTTCGAGCTTCCGAGCGAAGGCGATCGATACAGGGGGAGCGATTAAAGGCGCACGGCTCGATCTATTGGTCGCGAATGAATCCGACGCAGTACAGTTCGGCCGGCAGTCGGTAGAATTGCGGGTGATCAAATGAAAATTGAATATGTTCCGGAATTAGACGTTTATCGCGTAGGAAAGCTCATCACAACGGATAGAGAGTTCGCAGAAGCGTTTCTCCGATCAGCGGAAAAGCTCGCCGAAGCTGGACGGATGGTGCGGGATATACCGGAACCAAAATCGCGGCAAGTGTTTGCGGAGTGTGTGATTCGAAAATAGAGAGGGTGATCGGATATGGACTTCCTTAAAAACGCAAAGGATCGGGTTAAGCCGGAATTTGAACGATTAATACGAAGGGAGCTCGATAAAATGACGAAAACTAACGAAAAAATCCACGTATTGGCTGACGAATCACTTGGCGGAATCAAACGCGAATATGTAGAGGTCAATAGGAAGGCGAAACTGGGTGAGAAGATCGTAATTGTCGATGCTGACCCAGGTTATGGAGATCATTATTCAAATGGGGATTTTTTTACCGTCGAGCTCTACACGGGTTATGGTAGTGGTGTAGCAACAAAATGCGGTCATCATGTTGGTAATAACGAATACTGTACACTCGAACCGACCAACGTCGTCCACATTGACGGAGAGCGCTACGAAATGGTCGACCGCAAGGCGGAAGTGGGCGAGAAGGTTATCATAACTAGGAGCGATGATTTTCCGAAAGGGTTTGTCGACTTCGTAAAAGAATTTGATGACTTTTTTGACGACGGATCCTTCTTTTTGAATAAAGGCGTTCCTGGTGAGGATTTTTTAGACGTAGATGTTGATGACTACCGCGTCCTCGTCCCGGCCGAATCCTCCGAAGAAGAACCGCAGCCATCCGACCCAATCGACGTTATCGCTAACCTTGCGACACGTGTTGCGGAGTTGGAACGTGAGAATAAACGGATCAAAGAAGAGCTAGGCTGGAACGAAATGGGACCAGGAAGAATCGCTGAGCTGCGGAATGCTGATTCGGACATTCGCCACGATATCGCTGCGTTAGAAGAAAAAGTCGATCATGATCGCGCGGAAAACGAGGAGATGGACAGTTATGTGTACGAAGAAATGAAGCGTATGAAAGACGAAATCGACACCCTACACAAAGACAACCGAAGGCACGGCGAAGAATTGGAGTCGCTGAAATATGCCGCAAAGGAAGCGGACGGAAAGGCGGCTCACTTCGAATCCGACTCAGATATGCGCCTGTTCACTGCCGAAGATGTTGCCGCACTTCTTAACGCAATGAGGGAACGCCGATGAAGATCGCCCTCACCGCACCACTTCGCGCAGGCAAGTCGCTCGCTGCATCGTACATTTCGCTTCACTACGATTTCCAGCCGTTCGCATTCGGCGACGAACTAAAGGACGCATTCCACCGCGCATTCCCTCACGTTCCGAGAAATCCGAAGCCGCGCGCTCATTATCAGAAGTTCGGACAGTGGGCGCGGGAAGCCTTCGGAGAGGACGTATGGATCGATGCTCTCATGCCGAAAATAGCCGCCTATCTTGACCGCCATCCTTGCGACTGCGGCAATACAGCGCTAAAGAATCGCGTGATCATCGATGACTGCCGCCAGCCTAACGAATACAGGCGTTTGAAGGACGAAGGCTTCGTATTTATCCGCATAACAGCACCGGTCGATCTCCGTATTGAACGCGCTAAAAAAGCCGGCGACCAATTCGACCTCGCCGACTTGGAGCATCCGACTGAGCTTGCCGTTGATCATTTCGAAGTTGATTACGAAATTGAGAACGCAGGCAAGCCGGAAGAGTTGTACGAGAAGCTGGACGCGATTATGGCGGAGCTACTCGTCTAGCTGAAACGCATACGTGCCTTTCGGATAGGCCAGGTACGGTTGTTTTGACGCCTCGCCATCGCCGATCAAATAATAGCGTTGCGGAAGCTTATCGAAATCAATGCCGATTTTACGCAAGAACGGCCATGCCGAAACATTGCCGCGCTTATCGAATTTGAACGGTTTGACGTCCGGCTGCTTAACGAGTTCGGGCTTGCCGACAACAATGCGCTTTTCTGCCGCGTCATATGCGACGGATAAATAAAACGGTCCGTCCGTAGGCAGTCCGATGATACGGCGCGCACCAGCCGAAATAAATAAACGTCGCTGCTTTTCGATTGTAATATACGCTTTGGTATTGCGATCAAAGTCGTTTGAAATCCACGTAAGTGCCATAACGAATCTCCTTACGAAAGTATTTACGTTCAGTATATCCGGATTAGTTACCGATAGTCAACAGAGATGCGCGAATTGTTAACGAAGTTATTAACGAAAGAGGAGGCGGTTGTTATCGGAAAAGTAAAAATCGATCTTCACCGAAAGGATCGCGAATTTGAGGCGGCTTATGCGCTAGACAATGCGGAGGGTGTAAAAACGCTTCTCTCCGATTACCCGAAGTTCGTCAGCCGCAAACGACTCGGAGAATACGAAGCTGCCGAAGTGCTGCTCGATCTGCACAACGCGATTGAGCTTGCGGATCTGACCGACAGACAACGCGAAGCTATCCGGCTCGTATATTTCGAAGACCTGACGCAAGTCGAGGCGGGGAAACGGATGAGAGTTGGCAAGGATTCCGTTAATCATCTGATAAATAGGGCGGCTGAATCAATCGCAGATATCTACTACTATTGGGCGGGACATAACGAAGGGTACACGATGGGAGGACGAATTAATGGATAAGGCGCTACTACACGAAATGATCACGGATATGTACCAACGAACGAAATCCGGAGAACTTGACCGGATCGAACGTATTGAGGAAATTACCGCGCTGGCCGACGCTTACTTCGATGCCGTCGGAGAGCATCCGGATTCTATCGCGCTTGAACGTATGGCGAATCTCGTAATCTACGAAGAGCTAGCGAACCCACACCCGGATAAAATGGCTCGCGAAGAGTACCCGATCATGAGCGAAACGCAGCGAGAAGAGCGCATCAAGTCGGAGGCATCCGAAAAGCTCGCAGAAGAGTACGGGGCAGATGGTCGAAATTATAAAGTTCCGACGCGAAGAAAACGCTCTTCATACGAGGAAAAGTTCGTTGATAGATCGGCCAGGGCGCGAAATAAAGAACGAAGAAGCCGCTATAACGATTTCGTAAAGGGAAGATCACCGGGACAGTTCACGATCAATATCGAAACCGGCGAAAAAATTTCTCATTAAACCCGTTACTTTTACCCGTTTAGCTGTCTATACGTTATGAGGGCGCCCTACACGCGCTCTTTTATTTTGCTAAAAAGGGGACGATATTTTGAAAAGATTACGAGTAGTAAACGCAGAGACAGGCGAGGACCTATCAACAGACTATACGCTCAGACACCGGAACCAGGACGAAGCTTTCCGGGAACAGCAGAAACAGACAACGGACAGACGCGACTTTTCCAACGCCAATATGTCTTATATTCACGAAGTCTATGACGCTCTCACAACGGCACAATGCGGGTATTTGATGTTGCTACAATGCTACGTCGACTATAACGGTGTTCTCGTTAAATCTAGCCGCGATAAAACTCCGATGAAGACAGCGGATATGATGTCCGTTCTACAGCTCACGAAAAAGCGTATGACATTCTACGATTTTCTGAACGCGTGTATTCAGCACGATATTATCCGGGAAGAAGGCGGCATATACTCGGTGAACGAGCGCTACCACTTCAAAGGTAACTTCGGTAGTCAGTACGTTGTCAAACTCTATACTGCGAAAATTAAGAAGGTATACAGCGAAGTGAAGGCGACAGACATCGGACTGATTTACCGGATGCTGCCGTTCATCCACTACGAAACAAACGCTCTATGCGCCAATCCTTTCGAAAAGAATCCGAAGTATATAC